CGATGACCCAGAGAGCTTTCACTCCCCGAACCAAAGCCTTAGCTGAGAGGTACGCAATAAAAGTACCTCCATCCCTAGGCGGGATGTTCGGTGAATCCCTTTCTGCCAGCCCACCCCAGGGGGGGGGGCTAGAGGGTCACCGGGTCCAGGCGGAATCCTGGACGCTGAACGTGTTACGAGATCACGCGCTTCAGTCTCATGGACTTGTTTACGAATCTCGTAGCTCCTTTAGACAGAGGCTGTCATTGGAGCTTACCGCCCTTCGGGCGAAATCTGAGAAGAAATTTACAAAAGAGCTCAGAAAGAGGATGCGTGAGGCAGATCGAGACCTTGAAAAGGTCTACCTCAGTATTTATGGCATCCTCGTCGTTCTCAAACGTGCCTACTTCCTGAACGGAGCTCATAGATTCAGGATCTCAAGGGCACAATCATTCATCAGTCTTGTCACGGGCCTTTGCAGGAATTACTACTGCTTAGGGCCTTATGCCGTGCTCAAGGATCTGAAAGACCAGTCTTCCGCTGTACGCCGGATGGCACAGACGGGAATACCTCCACCTGGAGGCAACATATTGATATCGCTCCTGAGGATATTCGGTCGGGTCGACCCACCCTCACTCGAGATGGCTTCCATGATGGGCAGGTCACTTCCGAAGGGAAACCTGAGAGTGGCTTACGAGTCACTTGTCTCTCATCGTGCAGCTCTAGCTGTCTTACGTGAGGTCCCAAAGGTCGTCCTTGACTTGGCGAGAACATTTGCCAAGGGCTGGGCTGAAAAGACAAAGCTCAAGTTCCGAACTCCCCATTCCCTTCAGACGACCTTGTCTGGAAGCTATGAGGTCCCTCGATTCGATGGGGGAGCGAATGCTTACCTTAAGCAGGTGAATTTTAAGAGACTGGTCCAAGATGTTGTTGGAAGGGATGCTCTCCGCTTCCTTCCCCATAATCCGATCACGATGCTGCTTTCCGAAATGAACTCGGGAGCCCAGGTTTATTTGAATGACCTTATCGTCGATTACGTCCTGAACTCGGTTGGCAACAATCGTGCAAGGGTCGGGGTCGTCTTTGAGCGAGGATTCAAGACCAGGGTGGTCTCTCGTCATCCCGCAGTTTATACCATCGCATGTCATTTCTTGCGAGGGTCATTGTTCTCTGCTCTTAAGAGAGAGCCGTGTGTGTCCATGTCCCTTCAGGACCATAGGAAGGCGGTAGAGAAGGTGTTGGGTGGAATCCACATACAAACGGATGTCCAGGTGTCGTCGGACCTCACGACGGCCACAGATCTCCTTCCTCGCTCCCTTCAAGAAGCGATAGTAGAAGGTCTCTGTGATGGAAGTGATGCCAGTGCATCTCACCGACGGTTGCTCTTAAGTACCGTTGGTAGCTTTGTACTGGAGTACCCTATAATTGAAGGGTACCCACATTTAGCTGATCTGGTGACCTTATCCGGACAGTTGATGGGTTTACCTCCGTCCTGGCCCCTCCTAAACGTGACTCATCTTTTCTGGGTTGACCTAGCCCAGAAGTTGAGCTTCCATAACAACTCGATCCCCAGAGAGCTTGCTCCAAGTGATCTGATGGAAATGATAGAAAGAGAACGCGGCCCTCAGTCGCTGAGCACTGAAAGAATTAGTTTTCTTCGAAAGGTATCGTCCTTACGCTTACCCCCAAAAGAGTATTCCGCGCTCACAAACCCCGCAAAGCGATCTTGCTATTGCGGAGATGATCTGTTTGCTCGCTGGCCATCGAGCATGAGCAATGCCTACCACTTGCTTGTGGAGCTTTGCCATGGGCTATTTTCCTTGTGGAAGCATTTAGTGCATCCACAGTCAGGGATCTTTTGCGAGGAGATGTTCCGAGCCAAGGCTCATCCCCTGTTTGGACCTTTTGTGACTCTTGGAGTCCATTGGTCTGTAGCCTTCCCTTTGAGATGGCTCTCAGGGGACGGGACCATTGATTTTGGCCTTCGTCTCCCGACGTTCTTCCGCCTGACAGCTGCAGGGGAATCGTTGGTACGGGTCGACCCGAGAAGGGCGGCCCCTATACACCAATTGTTCCTCCGTATCCTGCGCCCAGTCTTTCGACTTTCCTTTGTCCTGCCGCCTTATCTTCCTAGAACTTTGGGGGGATTAGGTGTTCCGCACTACCGAGGCCTCAACCTGAGCTTAAAGAAAGCCGGTTGTTGGACGTACCATCGGAGTTTCCTCGCGTCCGCCGTTTACCGCGGATGGATGAGAAAACATGACCTGTCCTTCAACAGAATCTATGTTACGGACCTTCTCCCTGTGTTCTCGAAGCTGATGACAGCAGAGGACCAGTACTTTTCGCGAGCCTTAAAAGAGAATCGCATTCGGATCCTTCGTCCGGGAAAGATACTCCTAGAGGTGCCTACGATCATGCAGGTACCGAGTTCTTTCTGGGTGACTACACCTGTTAACTGGTGTGACATCCCTGGTGACGAAGAGGAAGTTGATTCTCGTTACTTGTTCACAAGGGAATCCCTTCTGAACCTCTCAGCGAAAGGTTGGAAAAGGCTAGGTGACGTGGAGGAGATCAAGTTGGGGATTGTTACGCGTCATATGGCGTATTACCTTCTGACCGATTTTGATCGGAAGGAGTTGAAGTTCGACTTCAAGGACTTCGTCAAACGCCTTTTCTCCATCTGGGTACGCACGAGAGGACGCCCTCTTTGGACGGGCCTTCCGGTCTCAAAAGTGCTTAAAGAGCTCCACAGACAGAAAGAGTTTGATCGACGAGTCGTATGGCATACAATGCCGCATCTGGAATTTGACCCCTGGGGGCAAATCTCGATGGCTGATGCACTTGCATCAGTGAGTTCTAACTTGCGCCTGCTTCGCAGAGGGGAAGCAAACTTAAACAAGTCCTAATTGGGCATGATAAATCGGCAAGGGAGGGGGAATGGAAATCGGGAACTTCCGGCGTCGTAAGACCCGGGTGTACGCGATCACTCCTGCCTCCCTCTGACTCCCGACTAAGTGCCGGATCGTCGTTGCAAC